ATCAGCCATAGCATCTATACTAGCCCCTAATGGATTACCTCTATATTCGCTTTCCATAGCATATCTAGGATCATGAGTACCTCCCCGCCATTCATCATCAATATTAACTCCAGTACCTTCATAATAGTCAGGATATACATATTTATAACTTTCGTCTTTCTTAAAAATATCAGACATTTTATTCTGGGCCTAATCCTAATAATTGTGAAAGAGGGCTAGCTGGTCTTTTAGGAGCTGCAGTTCCTCCCGTAAGTCCAGGTTTTGTTGCTCCCGCAACTCCAGGTTTTGTTGTATATCCAGGACCACTTGTAACTCCGCCTACAAATGGTGATGGTTGAGACTCACCCATTGGTCTAGGTGGAGTCATCAATGCTTCCTCTTGCATATGCCTAGGCTTCTTATGGCTCATGATAAGGCGTTCCATCCCTGGTCTTAATTTATATTGACCTATATCATGATCAAAAATCAGATTCTCCCAACCATACATTTTAGCCATTTGATCAGTTTCCCATTTCATTTTAGCTTGCATTTCCATTTCACCCATACTAGGCATTGGGTCTCCAAATATATTATCTTCCCTTTCAATTGTCTTCATCCTGTTAAGCATTCTCTGCTCAATCTCATCTGACATCATTAATTGATTTAATAAATCTCTATTTCTAGCCATTATATCTCCTTATTTTCCTGATTCTATTTCTTTAGGTCTTTTTACTTCTTCTATCTGATCCTTACCAAATCCTTGAAATACTGCACCTGATATCTGCGTAACTTGAGTTTTATTCTTATCTTCAAGATCCATAATATCAGACAGCTTAAATAAAGCTTTTAGCCTAGTATCTTCCTTTTGACCTGTCTCTGCTATAGTATATATATTTCTTAATATACTAGTTTCATTTATACCTAATTCTTCTAATATCGGTTTTAATTCTTCTTTCATAGCCGTTTTTATCCTTGTTGTTTTTATAAGTTGTCCAGCTCGCAATCCTGCATAGTGCGGGTCATTAGTCGGGAATGCCTTTAGATACGCCATGCGAGCATCCATTCCAGATGCTAAATGCTGGACAAAAACTTCCTCTCTCGTAGAAAGATTTGGTCTTTCCTCAATTCTTTCATCTCTACTTATATTACCACCTAAACTATATATATTGACACGCTTAGATGTATCCATCGTTGTCTTGCTAGAAACAATAAATGTGCCTGTACAAGTGCCTATATACCCGACTTCACGCACCTTGCCTTTAGCCTTCATCATTGTTCCTTTTCTCAAAATCTGAATAACACACCCATCATCTGCTAAGACCCAATCGCTTATACGACCATCCCTCCAATCCTCGATATACCTAATCTCCCTAGGTATTTCTTCCTTAGCATCAAAGACAGTATGTGTTATTCCATTTACCTTATAATTTCTCATATATTTACCCAATCCCCGCCAGGGGTTTGGTGCTATGTTATTCCAAGTATATTACTATCTGAATGTTCTTCTAAATACTCTGCCATCTCAATGGGCAAAGAATAAATCTCACCATCTAAATCAAAGGCACATCCTTGATCTACACATTCTGATAAATGCTCAATCTCCCCTGTATCTGCATTGTACACTATCCTTAAAATATATTCCTTCACCTTATTACTCATAATAATCTCCTATTGAATATAGCTAGCCCCTGAAAAGAGCTAGTGTCTTTTTTAAGAATTTTAACTATGTCTTTCGTTTAAGCCAGTTATTCACTCCCATACTCAAACTTATAACATAGCAGTTTTTATCGGTTATCGGGGACAATTCAATCAACTATTTTGATGATCTATAACCCAACTTCTGACCCATCTAGCAGAACCATTTCAGGGGTACTATCTGGGTGATAACTAAAAACTACAAGTTACCGATATCAAAATATAATATTGAGAATTAGTAATTTCAAAGAGGTTTTAAAAATTATGCAATTTTAGTGCTCGGTCTTCTCTCCATAGGTACCCCCTTATCAGGGGTTTTTCACTATCGTAATTACGTTATTTTTGATTTGAATTATTTTGTGTTATATTTCGAACAATAAAGGAGAAAGCTATGGCTGATAAAGAACTTAAAGGTAATCCAGTTTATCTAGGTGATAGAGATGATAGGCTTCGTAAAGCACTTGACCAAGCGGAAGTGGATTATGATACAAGTAAGAGAGGTTGTACATATGACAGTGAACGTAAGCAAGTTGTTGCTGCTTATATGGATCATGTGATGGATATAGGTATGATGGCTAAAACAAAGGGTGACTGGGAATTAGTTAAAGAATGTGAAAGCGTACTTGACTCACTCCAAAGTAGAATGTATACACCTAAAAGACGTAGATTCTAATGTATGTTGTTGGATTAGGGGATTAATTTCCCCTTTTCCTTTCTTTTATATCTTCTTTGTACATAGTGTGTGGATAGATAATATACGAGCATACACGTGGATAGATAATATACCAACTTATACTAAACATCGCATCCACCTGAGTAAGTGTGGAGAGGATAACTAAAGACTTGCATCACTCGGTATTATACCAGTAAGAATGTAAGTACCTCGAACAACTGCTTATTATAAAAATACATAACTATTATCATATGTCTTAATGATTAGGATATATACTTGTTATTAAGGGGGGAGGCAGAAGTATATAAGCAAACAATCCCTGAAATAATATGATAGTTTAGAAGGATAGTACATTAATAGGTTAACATATTGTGTATTATAGCCTGGAAATAAAATGCTAGAGTAGAGTTTTTGGATAAGCCTTTAATGTATTCTCTACTCAAATACCAAGGAGGTCGTAATGATAGAATTTTTAAATAGTCAACCAGATATATTTCTTGGGTTGAGAGTAGTACATATTTTAATGTTAATACCAACAGTTATAATGGTTTATTATACAATTAAGGATTGATATTAAGATAAATAGTATTAATTTAAGTTATCTGCAAGTGGCGGATAATGAATTATAAACAAAAGAGGTAATACAATGAATGCTAAAAACATCGGTATAGTATTATTAGTGGTAATAGTAGGAATAGTACTATATATTACTACAAGTCACGATCATGGTGCTGAAGCAAGTGTTAAAGATGCAACTAATGCAACAGAATGTGCTGATTTATCAGGTAATTGGGTAGATACATCTGGTTCTGAAGGTTGTATAGCAGCAGGTGGTGAATGGAGCGAAGAAGAATCTTGTTCATTAGATAGTTACTGTGAAGAAGTAGTTATTGATCCTGAAGAAGAAGCTAAAGAAGCACCAGCAGAAAATACTGAACCAGTTGAGGGTCAGTAATAATAGTTAAATATAATAATTAGGGAGCTAGTATAAATATTAGTTCCCTTTTTATTAATAATTGGGAGTCTAAATGAATAAATATAGTGTAATATTAATGGGTGTAGATTGGTCAAAAGCTGCAAAGCTTAAGGCAATGAAAGATATAAAGTTAGAAGATCCAAGAATAGCAAAATATATAGAGAGCCTAGACAAAATGTATAAACTTATTTAGGCGACCCAACAGGGAGTTTGATAAACGGTAGCGTGTAAGAACTCCCTATAAATTGGAGGAAATATGAAGAATTGGGGGAAAACAAAACTTAAATATTGTCCTATAATAAAGAAAGTATGGCAGATTAGCACAACTAATAACAAAGAAGACATACTAGTATTATATGATGATATGCCTACCTATGGACTTGACAAAGAGCAAGCTCCAACAGATTTAAAGATAAGAAAAGCTTAGTCCAACTCATAGTCCAACTCTCAGGAGGTAAGGATGATAAAAGAGGTACGGATAATGACCTAGATATTCTCGAAAAGCATCTTGGTGGAAGATAGCGTAACATTATATCAATAAGGGTCGGGGGACGACATACTGATCACTCAAAACACCTCGAAATAACAGATGGATCGCCCCAAAGAATTAAATTTAGGAAGTATGAATAGCAATCATTTAAATGAGATATAAATTGGTAGCTTAGCTAGCGTAATATATAATTCCAGTATACATCGCTTCCTAATAAAATAAAGGAAAAATCATGAATAATAAAAAAGATAAAAGAGATCTAAGCGATATGAATTGGCAAGATCAATCTTATCATTGGGAAGAAGTGCCAGATGAAGATCTATGGGAAGATGGTGAATTATCACCAGGTGAAGTACATTATAAAATATGTAAAAATGTTTTAGAAATAGGTAATTGGAAACTAATAAGAGAATCTGATTTTACCGATGATGAAGATGATGGTAGAGACAGAGAATGGGAGGAAATAAATGACTAAATTAACTAAACGATGGACTAAAGTAGCAGAAGATGTTTTATTAGGAAGAAGAATATTGAAAGTAGAGTATATGTCAAGTAAAGAATGTAATGAATATATGTGGTATAAAAGACCTATTACTTTCATATTAGATAATGGAACAAGAGTTATTGCTCAAATGGATGATGAAGGTAATGATGGAGGTGTTTTAGCTTGTCTTACTGATAAAGCAGAAGAAATATTACCTGTATTAGGAGTTGAAGATGAGGAATGAAAAAGAAATATTAATAGCATTGACTGAAACACAATTATCTGGTGATGAAGCTGAATTGTGGGATGAAGAACCAGAAATGTATATTAATAAAGGCTGGGAAGAGGCATTATTATGGGTGCTTAACATGAAAAAAGGAAAGAGGTATAATTATGGGCAAAATAAAGATAAAAGTAGCGGATTTTCTATCGAGAAAGGGCTATGATCTCGGATATACTGAAGATATGTTGCCAAATTTGCTGGATTTAGACATTGTTGATAAAAATGATATACCAGTTTGGAAATATATGGGATTTAGATCTGAAAAAAGTTATTATACTAGAAATAAGGGGAGCGCTTTGGCATTAAAGGAAGTAATTGAGAAATATGGTATGACTAAAAGAGAATACTGGGAGGGAAAATGAATATAATTGAAATGTTATTAAATGACGAAAATATTGATTACAAGTTTAAACAAATCATGAATTCTAATCCAGATAAATGCAGTATTTGTGACAAACAGGCTGTAGTTAAGAATGCAGATAAACCATATTGTGTAAAACATTATAAAAAGGAGAAAAAGAATGAATCCATATCAAGAAATAAGAAAAGTACCACTTGATTATAGTGGAATACAATCATCAGCTTATTCTGTTCAAAGGCTTGATGAAGAAAAAGGATGGAAAGAAGCAGGAGTAGTAGGAGCACATTATATGTTATTACCAAACCAAGAAGTAAAAGATATTGCAGATGATCTAGTTGAGTCGGCTTATATAGATTTTGAATTAGATAAAGAGTTCTTTAATGGTAAGAATTTTATGTTATCATATAAAGCTGTAGATAGCATAGCAACCGTTGATCATACTGCAAAAGATGAAGACATAGATAAATTAAATCTAGGAATTCAATTTTGGAATAGTTATGACGGTTCAAGATCATTTGGATTTTCATTAATGTTGTATAGATTAATATGTACTAATGGAATGATGAGTAAACAATATCTACAGAATCACAGATTTAGACATGCGCCTGGTTCTGAGGATTGGAATACACAGTTAGAATCTATGGTGCATTTATTAAATATGACGCAAGATGGAGAGAATAACAGTGTAAATACTATGATCAATGGTATAAAAGAGTTAAATACTCACATCATAGATGTTGAAGAGCTTAGTAATATTAGACATAATCATCTTAAAGATATACCAATAGGTGTATGGGGTGAAATTGTGGATAAATTTACTGATCCTCGTGGTGATTATCATGATACTAGCAATGGTTGGGGTTTACTTAATTCTGCTACAGATATATTGTGGCATAAAAAGAAACCAACACTTGCATCATATAATCATAATGCTATTATAACAGATGGAATAATAAATGCAATTTGTGCTTAAATAATACTAGGGTTGTAGGTAACTAACTACATTAAATGAGAATTCACAGGTCTCAGCCCTTTAGGTTTATAAATAATAATTGAGAGTATAATAAAGATAGGGAGCCCATGAGACTGTTCGCACAAGGGAGTGGTATGCTACTAATCATCGAAAGTCTAACTGCAGTAATTCGAGTAGGTTATACTCTCATATAACTTAAGGAGATAATATGAGTAAAATTAATGAAATAAGAAGATTAATTTCAGATCTAGATACTATGGATGATTTAAATACTATTAAAGAAATAGTTATGAATCAAAGAAAATATTTAGCTCAGAAAAATGCTTTTAATTTAATTAAAGGTGATAAAGTTAAAATAATAGGTTCTGGTAAAATACAAGAAGGTATTATTAAGAAAATAAATAGAACTAGAGCTGTAGTTATGGTAGGAGATACAGGATGGAATGTTCCATTTGAAATGATAAGAAAGGATGTGTCAAATGCAAGATAAAGTAACTGAAGAAGAGTTTGCTCAATATAGAGATGTTCAAGATAGTGGTATGTTTAATATGTTTAGCCCACAAGCAAGAGAAATGACAACATTGTCAAAAGATAAGTGGTTATATATATTAAAAAATTACAGTGAATTAAGGAAAGAATATGAATGAGGAATATTGGCTAGATAAAGTAGATGTATGGATAGAAAATCAAATTAAAGGAGATTATGATGACAGAAGAAAATCAAAAAGCAGTGGAAAAATCGTCAGAACCCGCAATTGGGTCACAAGAATGGGTAAAAGATTGGATGAAGGAACGAAGAGCCAAAAGAGTCAGCAAAGCAGAATCATTAAAAGACTTAGCAGCATATCTAAAAGAACTCGGATATAAATATATAAGAGTATGGTATGAAGGAGCTGGTGATAGTGGTGAATGTTTTGAGGCAGAAGGTTGGAAAAAAGAAATAAATCTTGAAAGCAAAGATCATAACGGCTATTATCCAGATACATATCAATCTAAACCTTGGAATCATAACAAAGAAGAAGATTTTGATGAATGGAAAGGTATGACTAGACATCAAAGAGATCTAGAAAAGTCTTATGATCTATTTAAGAAAAATCATCCAGATCAAAACCTTAGCAGTGAATTGCATTGGGAACTTGTAGAACTTGTAGATTATGATTGGTATAATAATGAAGGCGGACAAGGTGAAGTAGTATGGGATTTAGAAAAGGAACAGTTTCGTGTAGATGGACAGCAAAATAGATATGCAGCTATAGATGTAAAAGAAACATACTTTATGGATGGTAAACAACCTGAAGTTTGGTATGGTGATGAGGTATATGAAAGATGAAAGCCTCTAATCACTGCTTATCAAGCGTAAAACACTTTGGTGGCCGTATAGGTGACTATCATTATATACATGCATGGTTTGATGAATCTAAAGATCATTACGGAGATATAAGACATAGAGCTTTAAGACATCATACTCAAGGTATTAAAGAGTGTGAATTGAAATTTGGAATAGTAATAACAAACTCTGATAACAAACAAGTGCCTGTTAGATCAATAGCAGAACAACATATAAGAGAGGATTTGGGATTTATTCCTACAGTTCAAGATTGGCTTAAAGAGATTAAACCAAAACCTTGGATGGCAAGTACCAAGAAGAATATTAAGAAAATGAATTTAATGTAGTCATGTCAGTCACGGACTTAAGAATGTAACATTCCTTCTGTCTAAGAGAACCTGTATGGCGCTACCTTTAGACCTAGGCTGGTAGTTGCATTGGCTACATTAATAATTTTAAGGGGCTGCGTAGCGAGAGGCCTCGGAAACTCAACTAAATTTAGCTGTTGGGCCAGTCCCTTAAATAACTTGGAATATTTGTCCGCTTTTAGTAAATTATAACCCCCTCAAAAAGGAGAAATCATGGAAAAAAAAGAAGAAGTTAAGGGGATTCCTATCCCTAATGCTGTATTTGAAGATCGTAGACAGGAAGAATGGAAGTCAAAACATATAGATAAATTAGCAAGTGCATTAGCTAAAGCACAAGCTGAAATGAAGGGTGCAAAAAAAAGTAGTGTTAACCCTTTCTTTAAATCTACATATGCTGATTTGCATGCTGTAATTGAATCTTCAATCCCTTTTCTAAGTAAACACGGATTATCTGTTATACAAGGAAATGATGGGAAGCCTGGTGAATTTTATGTAACTACTATGTTATTACATGAATCAGGTCAATGGGTAAGATCAAAATTGAAAATGCCAGTAACTAAAGCAGATGCACAAGGTATAGGTTCTACTATAACTTATGGTAGGAGATATGGTTTATCTGCAATATGTGGTATTGCTCAATATGATGATGATGGTAATTCTGTAAGTAAAAACAAATAAGGAGAGAAAATGGCAATTAAAACAATGTCTGCTTCCACAGGAGGAAGTAAATTTGATGAAGGATGGCATGAAGTTGTAATATCTAAAGCTGAATATGGTGTATATGAATCAGATGTTCCTGATACAGACGATAAAAGGTATTTAGATATATGGTTTGAAGACTATCCTGATAATATGAATCTTCGTGCTTATGAAGTATTTAATAAAGCAACTAAGGAAGAATTCAAAGTAGCTAATATCTTTAAATATGCAAATGCTGGTATAGTAGGCGTACTTAAAGATCCTAATGGTAAGCATCCATTAATTCAATTTGATGATGAAGCTAAAGGATTAGTAGGTAAGACTATAAATATCTATGTATACAAAGAGAATAAATCAGGTAATAAATATTCTCGTGTATTTGATAGTATAGCTCCTATTGTTCAAGAAGGTGAACATTTATCATTCAAAACTACAGATGTAGATTCTATTAAATCTGGAGCAGAGAAAAGAGTTAAGAATATGCTAGAAGCTACTAAAAAATCAACTAATGGATATACTGCAGAAGTTGATTCAGACGCTTTTGCTAACCAATTCTAATAACTAAACATTTGATGAGAGCCAATAACTGGTCCTATAAGCCCTGTCTGTGCTCAATGGACAATCCATTTAAAGTTATGGGTAAGGATAGGCAAAGGAATATGTGAGGCTCTCATTAATAAGGAGATGAGATGACAGTAAGAGAACATATAATAAATAAATTAATGAAATTAGCATCAGTTGGATTGACAAGATTCAAAACATCAGATATACAGGAATTAGCTTATATAGGAAAACATGATTTTGGAAAATTCTTAGGTAGCTCTGAAACATATACTAGAGAATTTAGAAGAATGAGAACTGATGGTATATTAAAAGTTAGGAAATTAGACAGAACAAATAGACAGCAAATATGGGAATTACGTGAAATACAAACTAATTTTCCTAATGATGTTGTTTAAATAAGGAGATAATATGATCAAGGAATATGCATTCGGATTAGCTAATAGACATCACTTTGGAGATGTAAATGATGTTGAGAAATACGCTGGTATGGCTCAAGATACATTTATGTCTTTATGGGATTATGATGGACATGTAGTTGATTATGTTAAAGAGAAAGGAAGTTTATCTGGATATGATGGAATATTATATATGCCAGATGAATTTATTTTGGATGTAGATGGAGCTAATCCTAAACAAGCTAAAGATAAAACTATAGGATTAACTATAGAATTAGATGATTTATGTGTGCCTTATCGTATATACTTTTCAGGAACAGGATTTCATTTAGGAATACCAGGCGATGCTTTCAGATGGAAGCCATGTCCTGACTTACATTTAAAGGTCAAGGATGAATTAAAAGCTAGAGGTATCTATGAATTTGCTGATCCATCAGTATCCGACAAGACAAGAATCATTAGAGTTGTAAATACATTAAATAGTAAGTCTAAATTATGGAAGATTCCTTTATCTCATGCTGAATTACATGAACCAATAGAGGAAATACAAAAGTTAGCAAAAACTAAAAGAACTACAAACAAATGGACTGAATTAGAATGCGAACCAGTATTTGATGTTCTAGAAAGAAAATCTGTTGCAAGTGATAAAGAATTTGAAGCTGTATCATTAGGAAGAAATCCCGATCCAGTATGGTATCCTTGTATTCAGAAAATGATGGAAGGTGGGGCTCAAGGCTCAAGGCATCAATTAGCTTTAAGAGTAGGTGCTTTCTTAAGATGGAGATATCCAGAACATATAGTTAGATTAGTAATGGAGGATTGGAGACAAAGAGTAGATCTTAAATCACATCCCTTTACTAAAGCAGAGATGGATAAAATAGTTACTGATTGCTATGAAGGACATAATGGGAATGGCTATAATTATGGCTGTACAGATGTACATATGGATAAACATTGTCAATCAACATGTAGACTATATAAATCTAAAGTCTCACAAAATACTATGGATGCACATACTATGGAAAAGGAATTAGTTGAATTCTTAACAAGAAATCATAATCCTATAGATATAGGTGCCCCATATGGACAAAAATTTCCTGTTTATCCAGGAGAGGTTGTTATATTACAAGCTCCTCCTAAATCTATGAAAACAATGTTATTACAAAATCTAGTTAATAGATTCAAACGTACTACATATTTTATGGAAATGGAAATGAGTCCAAGACAAATGTGGATGCGATTTGTTATGATAGAAAATAAATGGTCAGAAGAAGAACTAAAAGACTATTATAGCAAATATGCAAATGGAATAAGTAAAAGCTTTGATTGGCTAACAGTTGATTATAGTAGTTGCTATCCACAAGAGTTGCATAAACGAATATTAATGCTGCCAAAGAAACCTGAAATAGTTGTTGTAGATCACATGGGTTTATTTAAGACTCAAAAGCATGATAATAATATGAAAGTGGAAGAAGTTTCGCAATCATTAATGGAACTTGCTGTACAAAACAATATTATTGTATTTGCTGTATCTGAAATAACTAAAACAGCTTTCACCGAAGGTATGAACATAGCATCTTCTAAAGGATCTTTTAGAATTGCATATAATGCGAATAAAGTATTATCTTTGACACCATATAAAGATGAAAATAACTTAATCAAATCTTTGCATTTGGAGTGTACGGCTAATAGAGAAAGAGAAAATCTTGATGTTCATTTACCAGTAAAGAATGCATTAATAGGTGAAAATTAAACGTCGGAGGAGATTAGAGAGCCAATAACTGGTCCTCCTGTATGGTAAAGATGACACATTTCCAATTTGGCCAGTCATCTACAGGGAAAATAAGTCCAAGTATCGTTCAGGCAAAGGAATATGTGAGGCTCTCTAGTTGACAGAAAGGAAAAAAATGGCAAAAGTACCAAGAGAGTTAAAGCGATTTAGAAAAATGTTAAGAAAAGTATATAGATTAGTGTGGGGAAGAAAGAAAAGGAAAAATGAAAAGTAAGAAAGTAGGAAAATGTATGAATTGTAATTACCCTATGGCATTAGCTGAATGCAATGTTTCATGTAGAAATTGTGGCTTATCATACGGCTGAGACTTAGAAATGTCTAGGGTAGACATAGAGTTAGAAAAAGATACTATAACAATAAAGGAAAAGGAATATGAGACTAACTGAATACTTTCATTTTCTTAAAAGAGATGATATAGGAATGGCTCAAAATCCAAAAGAAAGAGATTATACTCATTTTAGGCCTAATGTTATTCATAAAAGACAAAGGTACTATTATCAATGTATGATTAAAGGCAAAAAACCAGTAAAATAAGGAGATATTATGGTTAGTAAGAAAGAAATATCAGATGCTAGAAAAACTGCTGAAAAATATGATAAAAAGAATGCAGTTACAAAGACAGATCTTGATGCTATATGGGACACTGTAAATGAAATGCAAAAAAATCTAGAATTTATTAATGCAAGATTAGCACGAGTATTAGATAGAATGGGGCTAGAATAATGAGTAAAAATAAAAAGCCCACAATGATGGAAGTTAAAACTGCTATAAATAATATTCTAGTAGAAATGTCACATATGTCAAGAACAATGAGAGCATTAGATTCTGCCCTTGCTTCTTATGTTGAGTTTAAAGGAGATGAAAAGGGATGGAGAAAATGGGTAGAAAAGAAACTAAAGGAGAAAGATGGAAAGCCAGCTAAAAACAGCACTAGAGGAAATAAGAAAAGTAAGAAAAAAAAATAATGAATATATAGAAGAAATCAAATCCTTAAAAAAACAAATAACACAATTGAAGGATTCAGATATTCTGGTAGCTCCTAGAAAAACAACCAATATAGATAGTATTCTTAGAGCTGCTGATAAAGCACTGCAAAGAAACGTTGAAAAAATAAGAAGGGAGATGGAATGCCGAGCAAAAACAAAGCAAGAGGTAACAGGCTTGAAAGATTAGTCGTCAACCAAGCCAAGGAAGCTGGATTGAAAGCTATTAGAGCGTATGCTAGTAATGGACTTTCTTTAGGAGAAGCAGAAGATGTAGATGTTAAAATAGATGGACTTAAGGGTCAATGCAAGATGCGTAAAAAGATCGCATCATTCATGAAGCCTCCTGAAAGTTGTGACATAGCTTTAATAAAAGAAGACAGGGAAGATACTTTAGTAGTTATAAGGTATCCTGATTTTCTTGAAATGTTAAAATCGAGACTTCATAATGGAGGGGAATAATGAAAGAAATCTTTAAATATGGAAATCATATTGCAGGGGGGATTTCATTAACATATCTAGAATCTTTACAGATATATTCATTTATGATTACATTCTTATTGGTACATTTTAATATTGATCAAGGAAATGGAACATTAAGATTTGGCTTTTCAATTGGTGATCATGGAATGTATTTTAGATTTCAAATAGGATTTAATTAATCCATAGCTAAACGGCCTGTGTAAAAGCAGGCCTACTCCCTTTAATAACCGTGTATTTTTATCTCATCTATTAACTTCAATAAATTATCTTTAGCATCAGCAGAATTATCTTTTCCTTTAATTCCACCTGTAAAAGGCTTGAACCCTAAAGATTTTTCTATTCTTTTATTCCAATGAGTTCTTTTCTCTTTTAAATGAGCTCTTGGATATAACCCTAATTCGTGCCTAACAAGATCTAAACCTCTACCATCTCTTACAGCAGGTAAACTTTTAGTCATCCATCTAGCTAATTCAACGTTCATTTTATTCCAAAAATGTCTTTTTTCTTGCCAATCTTCAAAAGAACTCCATTTAGTATTATCAAAGCCTTCCTCTTCATAATAATCTATATATCCTGTAAGCATTTTCTGCCAATTTTCTTCAGGCATTTTATACATTTGCATCATATTTAATGCATATAGCATATCACCTACTATAGGACCAGTAAAGTCATTAATTAAGCCACGTTTTTTATCCTTCAATTCTTTTTCATCACTAGTTAAATATTCAGAAAGATCCCTTACTCTTTCAACTGTATCATTTTCTAATAAATTTGTGAAATCTAAATTAGTCATTACTGATAAAGCACCTACAGTCATATATATACCAGCTAATCTTAAAGCTTGTTTTATTTCAGGAGCATCCCATTGTTTAGAAAGAGCTGCATCTTTAGCTCCTTTTAATATCTTTGATTGTAAATTCATAAAAGACATAGGATAATGCATAAATTGAAATGTAACCTCTCCTAAAGCTGTGGCATAGTCTCTTCCACTCATTTTAGGAAGACCATCTGGACCGAGTTTACCCATAGGAGCAGTTCCGCCAACAGCCCTAGCTTTAGCATGAGCAGCATATTCAAATGCATATTTATTCACAGTTTTAAGAGCTGTTTCAGTAGCCATTTTTTTCAATTTATTTGTAGTAGCTATATCATATGTTTCTTCACCTGATTTATTTTTACGTGGATCTACGATATTTTTACCCTTTAAGGCTTCATAAGCTTGAATCCATGCAATTCTAAACATCCATTTTCTAGTAAAGTTTTCAGTAGCTCTATGGAAAACCAAAGATGCGCCTACAGTTTTATCAATTATAGGATCTAATGTTTTCAATACTCCTCTATCTCGATACGATATTTTTTGCTTTATTGGATCAAATACAATATCAGTCTGATTAACTGTTGATGGAATTAAACCTTCTGTAACAAGTTCTCTACCTGCTTCTGCAAAAGCAAATCCTTGTTCAGCTTCTATTTCACTTAACATTTTTTTATAATCATTTCTATTATATAATTCTACAGATTTTTTTGCAGCCAATATCCCGTTTTCTACAAAGAAATACATTCCACTAGCACCATTTCTAATAGCACCAGTAACAGATAAACCCATAGATTTTAAAGTTTCCGCTGCCATTATACCTCTAACTAATCCATTAACAACATTAGGCCTTTCCATAAGTCCCATTGTTGAAACTTGAAAAGTATCATTAATAAAATCTCTCATACTTCTCATGAATTCTGGATTACTATCATCTTTTTGAAATCTTCTTATAGCAGGTAAATAAGCTTCTTGAATATAGTTAATTTTATTAAAAGCTATAACATCTTTAGAATATTGAGTTAAAATATGAAAGGGATTTTTGCTCCAAGTATTATTTAATAATACATTTCTTCCTCTAGATTGATCGGGAATCTGAGTCATTAATTCTACTTTTCCAGTAAGTTCGTCTATTCTTGATTCTCTAGTAAGTGAATTTTTTGATTCTAACAACTGTCTCATTTTATAGTTTGTTTCAACAATATTATCAATCAAATAATGGGGGAGATATCCTCCATCTTCTATACCTTCTCTAACAGCCTTTTTAGCTTTATTTATTCTCTCTACATAATTTCTACCTGTTTTTGGCATCAAAGGACTGTCATACATCATTTCAACTACATTTGTCATTCTATCAAGACCATTTATTAAAACTTTTCCCATAGAATCTAATAAAATCCTAGATGAATCTACTGCTTTTAAAACATTTTCGTCATAAACACGACCCATTAATTCATCTCTATTCTTTGCAGCCTTTTTATATTCAGCTTTAGGCATTTCCATTAACTCTATATAGTCCTTTACAACGCCTTCTCCATTTTTTTCGTATAATTGATTATATCTTTCTAATAATATATTATTTTCAACTTCAGCTGAAGCACCATCTTTAGCCTCAGCTCTTAAAATTTTATTTTCTAAATCTGCCATTTCTTTCAAGTATTCTTTAGCTTGTTTTTTACTCATACCAGACTTAGTAATTAAAGCTTTTCTAATATTGCTAACAACGTCATTTGTCATTGTAAGATATTGATCTAAATGATTTCTTTCATAGTTAATAGCATTATTTACTTTATTGTAAAACATACGAGTAACAGGAGAGTAATTTGCGATAGCATCAGAAACATAAAAGTTCTTTCTAAAGGCTCCAATTTTTTTACTTAGATAGTTTCTTTCAATATTATCTATTTCTAATTTAAATCTATTAACTTCACCTTTATTAAATTTGAAAGCACTATCAAAAGGAACTTTGAATAAATGTTCTGATACATCATTTAAATAACGTTGAGTAAAGTATTCTTCAGAACTATTACCACCTACTTTACCTATATTTTTAGCTATCATTTTTTTACTATTCCAATGTTGAACTATATCATCAAAGTCTTTATTATATTCACCGTAAAAGCAACTATTCATTATCCTCCTCCACAAAGATTTTGTTTTCTTCTATCATAACTATATTCATTCCATTTTTCAAATTGATTTCTTATTTGTCTTATCGAGAAATCTCCTTCTTGAGTACGCTGCTTTTCAATTTCATATGTACTTGCACCTATACTTTGAAATTTATATTGAAGATCTGGAGTAACTATGCCTTGCATTATATTTAAAAATGTTTCCTTATGAACCCCATCAGGAATTGTGTATTTTTCTAAATATAAAGGACTCGCTTTTAAATCAAAAGTACGATCATTGCTCATTCCTGTCAAATAATCCTTTATGTTATTATATTCACTAGCAATTTTCTTACCTATATGTCCATAACCATTATCATGCAACCAAGACATTGTATTTTCAAATACTTTTTGATTTGTTTTTAAATAAGGTAAATCAAAATTATCTGTTTTAACATATTGCCTAGCTACTAAATGAGGTTTTAAAAGCATTTTTGTTTTATAGTAAATTAAAGATTCTTGAGCATCGAAACCAGGTATAATAAACTTAGCATCAACAGGCTCTGTCCCTGAATATGTCTTAAAGAATTCATTAAGCAACATAGCTCTATCTCTGTGAACTTTTTCAAATATATCAGTCGTAAGATCTCTATTTGTTTTAAGTGCATCAATAGAGTTAGACCATAATTTGCTAAGTTTCATCTGAAGTCCAAGTGCTTCTTTACTATAATTTTGAAAACTGACTTTATCTGTAAAAGCAGGGACATTATTGTGCATATAATGCCATGTATATCCATCTAAAGTTCTATCTTTTGACAATCTATGCGATATAATAGGATTATTTAAAATTAAATGCTCTCCATGCAATGTTTTTTCTGACCTTTTATTTCTTCCTACTATGCCAACATATTCCAAAGCATTAAAATTTGGCACGCTTACACCATCTGCATCTTTAGTATATAATGACATATTATTTTTAATTTTATATATAGTTTGTTCTTTTGATGTCTTATTATAATGTCGGCTTCCTTTAAAATTAAACTTATATTTACTTATAGTAGGCTTTATATCTTCCAATACTTGCAAACCTCTAACTTCTTCTAAATATTTCATTGCATGATTGACATCTAGCAATCTTTGAGTAGCTCTTCCAGTAACTGCTTGATTTGGATTTCTAAATCCATATTGAGTCTCTAATTTATTTTCTAAGAATCTTACTTCTTCTGATAATAAAGCGTGCATAATACCTGCATTTTCTTGTTGTGTTATAAACTTCTTTTTGCTTCCAGAGAACATTATATCATGATTTGCATGCATATCTTTAATATCTACGCCTAGAACTCTATATAAAGAAAGCTGATCAACAAATATTTCTGAATCTAATTTTAACTTTCTTAAATCTCTAATTCCCTTACCACTTTGATCAGACCAAGCATAATCAATTTCACCTACTTTATAAATATTGCTTTTAATAACTTCACTCATTATAAAGCCAACATTAGATCTTTTTAATAACGATTCAGCAGTACCTTTTCCAAACTGCAAAACATTATTTCTAGGTTTTAATTTTCCTTGAAGGGCTAAGCTTTTCAACCCATCAATATCTCTAGGCATAATATCTTTTCCTTCTACTTTAAAGAATAGAGGTATTAAACTATTTAGTTTTTCATTTAAATTACCAGTTCTTTGATACTTTTTAACTAATCTATTAAATACATAACTATTAGGACTTTTGAAGAATTTCAATAAATTAACATATTCTGATTGAACATGAAATGAAGTAGGGTTTTGAGATCCTCCATCACTCCATACCTTATTGAAAATAGATGATGGTCTTCTTAGAACATCAACAACTTCATTAAAAACATCTCTTCTTACATCTCCTGCTTCGAAATTAAACAATTTCCCTTTTAACTGACTTTCTCCATCTCCATAAAAGTAATAGCCATAAGGATCTGATAATAAAGTTTTATTTATGCCTTTTATAAAATCAACAGCACTTTGACTCGCTTTATCAAATCTTTTATACATATTGCCATATTCCATAATATGATCTACACTAAAACCTAATTTTTCATTTAATTTTTGCCCATCTATTGATAATTCTATTAAAGAAGCATATTCTAATCCAGATTGCACACCAATAACTTTACCTATAGCCATTCTTTCATTTATTACAGATCTTTTAATACCAGACATTGAATCATAATCACGAGCACCCATATGGGTTAAATCTCCATTTTTATCTGTACCTATGCCCCATATATTAGTTTCTCTAATAGGAGTTTCTAGGGTTGTATATTCTTCATTCATAGAAGATTCTCTAAATGCTTGTTTTAACATTTTCCATTTAGATGCATCTTTACCCACATTTTTAAAGTCAAAAGTATATCTTACTTTATCTCCATCCCAATCAGCTTGAGCATTAGCCCTAGCATCATAAGGATTCAATCCGAATAAAGTGCCTATTTTATCATAATCTATTAATTTTTCACCTTCAGTTCTTACTCTTACTCTAGCTGGTATAAAATCGGACCTTCCTTTTCTTGGACCACGTTCAACCATGATAACAGTACCAAATTTATGTTTATCAAGTTTGAATTTTTTATTATAATAACTTGATTCAATTAATCTTTGAACGCCTTCAAAAGAAACTTTTCCAGTTTGTCCATCAACGGTAGTATGTATTTCATGTCTAGGGATACTTGGATCACCTTGAATGACTTTATCTAAATATTTTACAAATTTTTGAAGCTCTATTGGAACTTGAACATCTTTATTTCTTGGGAGCTGCTTTAATACATCAGATTTAATATCTGTATTATATTTACCAGATTTTTGAATATCTCTTAATGCTGTATAAGCTTGAAATTTACCAGAATCATGCTTAACTATATAATCAACATCGCCTACTCTCATAGAGAATATAAGTTCATTAACAGAATTTACTGGAGTATACTTAGCATCAGCTCCAATAGTAGCCTCTCCTAATTGAATTCTAGCAGCACCTTTTCTTTCTCCATTACGATTTACAATATCAACAGATAGAGGCTGTAAAGACTTATAATCTGGCATTAATAAAGGATATGCAAATTTAGGATTTTTAGGTTTAAATAAAGTTGGTAAAGTTTGCTCTTCAAACATCTTCATTACAGCTTTTTTTACAACTTCATTTCTTGTATTAAAGCCCATAGCTATCATCGATTCTGCAAAACTAGGCATATCCATCTGATGACTAGGCCCATGCAAATTCGCTTGTCTTACTAACATTTCTTGAACTTCTGATTTAGCGACATCTTTTAAAGAATTAGAAAAGCTCTTTAATTCATCTATCTTATTAGAAAGACCCATCCATCCTTCTCTAATTCCTATAACTAAATCTCTAGGCATAAAATGTGTATAAGGATGTGGTACTGGAGAATTTGCTGAAACATGTCCTGCAAATCTCAATCCTACTCCATCAAAAGTTCCTTGCATAATATTTGAATCACCCATTTTATCTATTTCTCTAATAAAATCAGTACTCTCAAAAACCTTTCCTTCTACAGGTTTAGCATTTAAAGCAAATCCTTTTTTATCTTTAGCAGCTGAATTGCCCATTAAGAATCTTATACCTTTTGATTCCATTGCATTAGAGACTTGAGGATCGAAAATAAATAATCCTTTACCAAATAAAACATATCCCGAATCATCAATATGACCTCTAGCTATAGAGCCTTTAAATCCATTTACATCTCCCCCTTCAGCCATTAAAGTTCGCATTAAGTTATATGTATCCCTATCTATATAAATAGCTCCATCAATAGAAGATTGATCCATAGTAGCTTTAAATCTTTCAAGATCTGAATATCTATCCTTAGAATATTTTCTTAATACAGGATCTGAAATATTGGATTCAGAAGTATGTTGTATTAAAGCTCTATTTCTAACCAAAAGAGGATTTCCGCCAGCTTCATCAGATATAAAACCATATCTAATACCTTTTCCAGTTCCTCCTTCACTAGTAGGAGTAAGATCATTTATTATATTTTCAATAGAATTCAATCTCCTTTTAGGTATAGTAGAATCAGGAGCTGTTGCTAATTTGAGCATAACATCTGTTAATGTCTGTCTATCTGGAATAGCTTTTAAAGAGCCTCCTTCAGCTAACTTTGTATATTTCAATAAAGACATATTTATATCATAATGCCCTTTTTCAGTAGTCATGTCAGAAATAGCCTTGCTTGAGAAAGATTTATCAAAAGTAGCCGAATTTAGATTAGCTAAATATAATGCTCTTATTTTTAATTCAGGACTAGTTACATTTGAAGGATCAAAAACACGCTTAAAGTTTTTAATGAGCATATGACCTTCATCTGGAGCAATTAAACCTGTTTTCATTTCATTATTATATCTTTTTAATGTATTAACATAAAATGAATGATAGGCTTTATTTAAAGCTGCTGTAGATTTTTTTGTTTCCAAGAAAGCTAAAGGAGCTCCAAAAGAAACTTCTACATATCTCATTGTCCTGCCTGTAGGATTACCCATAACTAATCTAGCGTTTGCCTCATCTCTTGGTGATAATTCTCCACCTTTTCTAATAACATCATTTATATACTTATCGCTAGGCATATCTAAATTTGTTTGTTGAAACAAGTCTTTTACATTCTCAATTTGACTAATATCATTTATAAACCTACGATTTATTACCCCTGACTTTTTAATTTGAACTAATTCAATACCTACTTCATTCAACTTATCTAAAACTCTACCTCCTGGAGTTATAAACTCAGGATTATCTACAGGATTTATCCATTCTCTAATTCTATAAACCTCTCCATCAATTATTTTCTCAGTAAATGATATAGCCCTTCTTTCTTTTGCATTATTGACTATCCAAGCTAAATTTAATAAATCACTATCTAATTCAGATCCTAATTTATCTGCTGGAATTCTTTTTTTAATAGCATCAAAATCGCCCCTTTTTAAGTGCTCTATTACTCTAGGATGCAATCCATTCTCAGCATCTAAAAGTCCATATTTATTACCTATAGTTATTCTAGTTTTACTTGGCCTGTCTGTTGCATTATTCATAAATCTATGATAAGCATTCATTAAGTTTTGACTATCTAACAAATTAACGCTATTTCTGCCAGCATATAATTGATTTAATCCAGTCATTAAGTCGTTTAAAGATTTCAATGTATTATCTTGTATATACACTTTAAATAATTCATTTAAACTAACTTTTTGATTCGTATTTCTGAGTAATGTATTTAAATTGTCAACTAATCTAGAGTGATCATTTATAGCAGCAAATTTATAGTTATTTCCTTTATATATTATATGACCTAAATAATTTTCAATTAATTCAGAAGAACTTCTAGATTCATGTACTAAATTTTTAATAGCATCATAAACCTGTCCACTACCTTTGCTATACTCGTAAACTTGGAGACTTAAACCCATCCCACTTTTTTCTGCAGCCGTTATAGTATTAAATAAGCTTTCATAATGAGTTTGAGGGGCCATATCAGCTGGCAAATTATCCATAAATTCTTTAGCTTTCTTTTGAGCCATATCATAAGCTTTATCTTTGGCTATCGTAAATCTGCTAGCAGGGCTCCAATTAACATCTGCTACGGCTATATGTCCTAATTCTCTTCCATATATATATATTCTATAGGCATCAGCAACTTTATCATATCGTATTTCAGAAGGTACTTTTTTAGAATCAAAACCAGGTACTATCTTTTTTAGATTTTCTAAAGTAATAAGAGCTTCTTTATAGTTCATTGATTTTAAATTAGCTTCAAGTAAATCTAACTGTTCTAAAGCATTCTTTTCTGTAAATTCATCAAATTGAAGAGTTTTATTATCAAGAACTTTTGTTATTTCATTTCTAACTTCCTTGTTATATACTTCAGGTAATGTTTTGTGAATATTTTTTAATGCAGTTATTTCAACAGCCTTATCAGCAAAATCAAGAGGACCTTCCTGTTCTACAATCTGCCTTGAAGGAAGTAATTCTAATAGATCTCTATATCTTTCCCATGCTTTATTACTATCAATACCAGCTTCTTTTGCAATAAGTTTAATACTTGTTTCTGAATTAACTAAAATCATCCCCTGTTCTCTATCAATATGTACCAAACCATGTTCATCTAAACGTCTTATAGTCCGATGAATATGTGGAGAAATATTTATCTTAGCATCAGCTTGAGAACTTATATAATTCAATACATTTCTATCTAATAATGCTTCTGGCTTACCAATCTTTAAACTTTCATAGGCACCAATAATTCTTTGCGCAATTTCCAAAGGAACCTCATGACTTGTCTTTCCAGAAAAACTTTTTGCACCTGAATGTATAGCTTGCACAATTCCATGAAATTGATTGTGAATAAGAGGATCTATTTCTACTCCTTCTTCTACTTTTATAGTAACATTTTCAGGCCTTATAGCCTTGCCGCCATCAGTAAGCTCTCTTCTGATTACATCTAAAAAGCCTTTATCGTTTCTAAATTCAGGAGTAATTTGATTAGTAAAAATATCGCTATTTCGTTTTTGAGATTCATAAAGGAATGCATTTACCATATTTCTCAAATAAGGGTTTTCTTGAGGATTGCCTAAAGAAAATGAATATTCAGCCCCCTCTCCTAATCCTAATCTATTTTGAGTTTTTTTGAATTCAGGAAGAACTCTTTCTAATCTTCTTGATTGAGAACTATTTACATCAGATAAATCTATTTCTTTTTTACTTGAATCATGTATTGCTAAATTATATTTTTCAAAAACTTTTAATAAATTGTGCAATTCTCCAGGAGAGCTATATTCACTACCAAAATTCACACCTCCATGACGAATAATTCCATTAGCATCTATAGAAAGATCTAGTATTTGGTCTCCAGCTCCATCTTGACTTTCTCTTCTTAATCTTTTAAGAAAGGTAGTATATAATTCTTTAATAGCATCTTTTTGATTACCTTCAATATAGTTCATTAATTCACTATAACTTGTATCTTTTAGGGTTTTGTCTTTGAATTTAACATTTCTTAAATCATTTCTTAAATTTGTTTTTTCAGACTCAGTTAATAATTTATAGTTAGGTGCTCCATATCCTGTATCTTCCATGACCCCTGCAGCTTGTCTAAGTAAAGAAAAATCATATAAAATATCATTTATTTCAAATTGTTTAGATTTATCAACCGTTCTTCCTTCATCAATAATTCTTTTTTCATATTTTTTAAATATATCTACAATCTCTACAGCTGTAGGATCCATTAATATTCCAATATGAGTTTGTTTCAAATAATCAGCCATATCCTTAACTTTTAAGTAATCTGATACTTTGCTATGATCAATACTTAATTCGTTCATTAAAGCGTAATATTCGTTGATTTCTTTTGCTTTCTGATCTCCCGTTCTTGATTGAGGATCTCTAGCCCAGCCACCTCTACCTCTAGTCATAAATCCACCTATTAACATATGAGTTAATAATTCTTCAGGAGGAAGACTTCTAAATCCTGCCATATTATGTCTAAACATGTCAATATTCATTGCAGCCGCACCTATAGACATTCTTGATATAGTACCTAAATTAAAAGTGTCTGCTACATATGATTTCCCCCAAACTTTAAACATATCCATCTTAGTAACACTATCTCTCATTTGTTCAGCTAAATCTATTAAATCATCTAAGCCTTCCTTTTTCAAAAATGCATCATCTGCTAATTCATCAAGATGTATTTGCTTCCCAGATTTTAAAGTCCATTTATTTTTAGAAAGTATATTATTTTTTCCTAACATCCTAACAAGAGATCTTAAGTCTTCAGGGCCATTTGATTCCTTAGCAAGTTTTTTATAATCAGTTTTTTTAAGATTTTTTGTTAAAATCCTCCACCCTTCATCAAATCTTCTTTCTCCTCCTCCAGGTATAGATCTAATTAATGGAAATGCAAAAGACATAGCTAAAGAATGTCCTAATGTTGAGCCAGGTGCAAATGGAACATCATCTCTTGCTGCTGACATCATAGTATTGTGAACTACTCCGTGCAATCCTAAAATAACAGCATCTTGAGCAACCTCTCCCATATATTTAGCTGTCCATTTACCAAGACCAGAAGTTCCTAATGTTGGACCTATTTTTTTATGCATCCAAGAAGAAACTGTATTTAAATGCTCTCCATCAGCTAGCCCTTCTTTAAAGTCTTTCATTACTTTATCAATTACTTTTTTCTTGTAATCTTTCGTAATGTTGACACCTTTTTTAGAAAGAGCACTCATTAAGTCTGCTTCAACCTTTAATACTAATTGACTATTAACTTGTTGAGCAACTTCTCCACCTAATTCATGTTGAAATAGTAATCTTTTACCTTCTTTTGAAAATACAGTTTTGTTTAAACTTTGATTGGCAGCATTTTTAGCAGCAATATTATTTATTTTATTAGTACTTTTAGCTATAGCTTTCTTTGCAATATGTCTAGAGCCATGTCTTAGTCCTTGCATTCCAACGCTAACACCTTTACCTATCCATCCCATAGGTAAAAACATACCTAAAGCTTCACCAAGAGCAGCACCTATTCTTTCATCGGTACCCTTCTCTTCCCAAGCTTTAGTTGGAGCAGCAAATTCACTAAGTCCCATAGTACCAGCAGAAACAAAATGATGTAACCCAGAGCCTAATGTGTCTAAAAGGCTAAAACCATCATCTTCCTCCTCTTCTTCTCCAAAAGTAGGATATAACCCACTATAAGTAGGCGATATTCTACTATTTCGACTTTTACTTCTATTATAAAATTCTTCTGGTAAAGGCAAGAATCACCTCCTTTTATTTTATGATAAATGTACCTTCGTGCTTTAAAAGGTCAGAATTATTAGTTATTTTTAAAAAGTTAGGATCTATTGCTTCTGGATCGATAGTAGGATCATGCAATTCTCCAGCCTCATTATAAAAATAATTATGACTATCTTCTATCAATCTAAGCAATGAATATCTACTTGTAGTAGCAACATCCCCAGCAACCTTTTTGAATTCATCAGTATTTTTAAGTGCTTGTAACATGAATTTTTTC